GTTAAAAATCAAACTAATAAACAGGTTATAACATGGGGAACTGGTGAATATAAAACAGATAGACTAGATGTTACCTATGTAAAATGTAAAACTGAACAACATTTAATAATGGAGTTTATGAAATTTTGGTTAAAGAATCATCCAGATGTTATTACAGGATGGAATACCAAGTTTTTTGATTTACCATATTTAATGAATAGGATTAAATTAATTGCAGGCGAAAAGGTTGCAACTAGAATGTCGCCATGGAATTTAATAGAAAAAAATGAAATCATAGTAAGAGGTAGACCTCAAACAACATATACTTTAAAGGGTATTGTGATGTTAGATTATCTTGATTGTTATAGATGGTTTATACCAACAAGACAAGAAAGTTATAAACTAGATTTTATTGGTGAGTTAGAACTAGGTAAAAAGAAACATGTAAATCCTTTTGAAACATTTAAAGATTTTTATGAAAAAGATTTCCAAAAGTTTATTGATTATAACATACAAGACGTTGAAATTGTTGACGCCTTGGAAGATAAACTTGGTTTAATTGAACTAGCATTAACTGTTGCATATGAATCTAAAGTAAACTATGATGATATATTTTCACAAGTAAGAGTGTGGGATACTTTAATTGCAAATCATTTATTGGCAAAAAATATATGTATACCACCAAGAGAAGAACATATTAAAGATACAAAATATGAAGGCGCTTATGTAAAAGACCCTAAAGTCGGTCAGCATAAGTGGGTAGTTTCTTTTGACATTAACTCACTATATCCACATATCATTATACAATATAATATTTCGCCAGAGAAAATAATAGGACAGGATCCTTCAGGTATTTCTGTAAATAAAATGTTAAAACGGAAAATAGATTTATCTTATTTAAAAAAAGAAAATGCTTGTGTAACACCTAACGGTGCGAAGTTTAAAAATGATAGTCAAGGTTTCTTACCAGAAATGATGGAGACCATGTACAATGAACGTGTTGTTTATAAGAAACGTATGTTAACAGCTAAAAAATTATATCAAAAGAATAAGGATCCCGAATTATTAAAAGAAATTTCTAGATGTCACAATATACAATGGGCAAGAAAGATTGCTTTAAACTCAGCTTATGGTGCAGTTGGTAACCAATACTTTAGATTTTATGATGTAAGACAAGCAAGTGCTATTACTACAACAGGTCAATTCATTATTAGATATATTGAGGAAAAAGTAAATGATTATATGAATAAGATTTTAGAATCAGAGTATGATTATATTGTTGCGTCTGATACAGATTCAATTTATGTGACGATGGATAAGTTAGTTGAAAAGACTTGTCAAGGTAAAACAAATGAACAGATATGTAATTTTATTGATAAGGTTGTTGATAGTAGAGTAGAACCATATATTAAAAAATGTTTTAATGAACTATCTGAATATTCAAATGCATTTAAAAATTGTATGGTAATGAAACGAGAAATAATTGCCAACAAAGGAATATGGGTTGCAAAGAAAAGATATATGTTAAACGTATTAGATGATGAAGGAGTAAGATTAGCTGATCCTAAATTAAAGATTATGGGTATTGAGGCAGTTAAATCATCAACACCACAAGTTTGTAGAGGTAAAATTAAAGAGGCAATTCAAATTATTATGAATAAAGATGAACCTACTTTACAAAAATTTATTGCAGACTTTAAAAAAGAATTTTTAGAAATGGCACCAGAACAAATATCCTTTCCTAGATCATGTAATAATATTGGTAAGTATAGAAACCCAGCAACTATCTTTAGTAAAGGAACACCAATACATGTAAAAGGTTCTTTAATATACAATCATAAATTAAAAGAAATGAAATTACATAAGAAATATCCTTACATAAAAGAAGGAGATAAGATAAAGTTTCTTAAATTAATACAGGCAAATCCATTTAGATTTGATGTGATTAGTTATATTACAACGTTACCATTTGAATTTGATTTAAAGAAATATATAGATTACGAAACACAATTTGAAAAAACATTCCTTGATCCTATGAGATTTATATTACAATCTATAGGTTGGTCACAGGAAAAGAAAGCAACTTTGGAGGCATTTTTTGGATGAAAAATGGAATAAGTAAACGATACCAGGTGGTGAGAGACGTTGAAGTTGAAGAAGCTTTTACTAAAATTATTAAATGGATAGGTGAAGACCCTACAAGAGAAGGACTTAAAGCTACACCAAAAAGATTAGTGAATGCATATAAAGAATATTTTAAAGGTTACCACGAAGACCCAAAACAAATTTTAGAAAAAGCATTAGCCGATGTACAAGGTTATGACGAAATGGTTATACAAAAAAACATTTCAATTCATAGTCATTGCCAACATCATATGGCTCCAATAGTTGGAGTTGTTCATGTTGCATATATTCCAAACAAAAGAGTAGTTGGTTTAAGTAAACTTGCTAGAGTAGTAGAGGTATTTTCAAAGAGATTACAAACACAAGAAAAATTAACAATGCAAATTGCAAATACAATTATGGATGTTTTACAACCAAAAGGTGTTGCAGTAACCATAAACGCTTCACACCAATGTATGACCATGAGAGGTATTAAAAAAGAAAATGCAACCACTGTTACAAATTATTTTCTTGGTGTTTTAAAAGATGATTTAAATTATCAAAAAAAATATTTAAAGTTTATATGAAAAAATTTAAAGATAACATAAGTGATTTTTTTAAATGGGTTAAAGGTACTGAACTTGTTGAATTAGACAACATAGATGTATCAGAGGATCCTGTAAGACCTGAATTAACATTAGGTTTTAGAATTACACATGGTAGAAAGATATTTGGATTAAAATATAATGATGAGATTGAATCAATTGTTTGTATTGCAATTTGTCCTGAAGTACCACATACTGTTAGAGAAATGGATTATATGTCCAGAGTTAAAGACGGCAAAATTGTAATAGCATATACTGTATGGTCAAGAAAAAAAGGTGCAGGTAAAGAGATTATTAACAAATTAGGTGAATGGGTTAAAGATAATAAGTATGAAAAATTGGTAACATTATCTCCATTAACAACAATGGCAACACACTTTCATATTAGAAATGGTGCCAAACAAATAGGTATCAATGAAGATACTCAAAATTTTGAATACAGATTACAATGATAAAAACATTTGATTTAACATTAATACTATTAATTACCTTGCATTGGTCATTTTCTTTAGGTATGTTATTAGCAATAAAAACATCTTGGTCTATACCAAGATTTATAATGACAATTTTTATTTTCAGGTATTTAGCTTTGAGTTATGGATATTAAAAAGACATATAATATAATATACGCCGATCCTCCGTGGCATTTCCAAAATTATAATAATGAGAGTGCTCAAACTAATCCAGAAAATCATTATCCTACAATGACAATGAAAGATATAGAAAATTTACCAGTTGGAGATATTGCAGATAAAGATTGTGTATTGTTTATGTGGTGTACCGATCCATTATTACACAAACAAATACCTATAGTTGAGAAGTGGGGTTTTGATTACAAGACCGTAGGCTTTACGTGGGTGAAGACGAACAAGAATCGAATCAAGAACTATTTTTTTAAAGGTCCAGGTTATTGGACAAGAGCCAATACAGAGACTTGTATACTTGCAACAAAAGGTAAACCAAAACGAGTTGGTGCCAACGTAGATAGATTGGTTGTGAGTGAACGTAGAGAACATAGTAGAAAACCAGATAGAATTAGAGACGATATAGTTAAACTATGTGGAGATTTACCACGTATAGAATTATTTGCTAGAACTTCTATGCCTGGTTGGGACGTATGGGGAAACCAGGTTGACAAATTTACAATTTAATGATAGAATAAACAGATGAAAACTAAAAATTTAACAGGTGACCAAGCATTGCATTGTGCTGGTATATTCAATAATTACTTTGAAAAGTTTAGTCGTATAGATGAATATATGAGAGATCAAAAATTATCTCAAATAGGAAATATACCGGCTGCATTACCTGGAATGACTTTAGATAGTGATATGTTTTCTAAATTTGATATGTCGCCTAAAGATATGGAATTTGAAATATTGGAACCTGATAATGAAACATATGATACATTATTAAATATGACTTCTTCTCATACTAATATGTCAAGTGTGCCTGGTAAAAATTTAAAGATTGCAGTAAAAGAAAAGAATACTAATCAGTGGGTAGGTTTTATAAGATGTGGTTCTCCAGTTATAAACATGAAACCAAGAAATGAATTATTAACTCACGTACCAGAATTAGTAAGTTTTAATAAAACATCTATAATGGGATTTGTAATAGTACCAACTCAACCTTTTGGTTTTAATTATCTAGGTGGTAAACTATTGGCTGCCATATGTTGTAGTCATACAATAAGAGAAAAATTAAATAACAAATATGGTATGAACTTATCATTGTTTGAAACTACAAGTCTATATGGTAATAGTAAATCATCAAGCCAATATGATGGTATGAAACCATATTTAAGATACAAAGGATTAACTGATAGTGATTTTATACCTTTGATACATGGTAAACCTTTCCATGATCTTGCAACGTTTGTTGATAGTGCTGTAGGTAAACTTGTTAAAGATGACGCCTCTAGTAGAAAGTTAAAACTAACAACGGCCATTATTGGTTTAATAAAGAGAAGTTTAAACAGAAGTGATTTAGAAAGATTTAATACAACTATAAATAATGCAAAGAAGCTAACTGAAAGAAAAAGATACTATGTTAGTGATTATGGTATTAAGAACTATCTAGATATAGTAAAAGACAACACAAAGGAAATAGTTAAAGGTGATAATTGGGATAAATTCCACCTAAATAATATAATAGATTGGTGGAAAAAGAAAGCTGAATCTCGGTATAATAAACTGAAAGAACAAAATAGATTAAGAACTGAATTAGAAATATGGACACCAGAGGCAAAAATAGATATAATAAGATAATATCAAGCTTGACAATTTTAAGTGGATATGATATAAAGGAGATAATATGAGTGATTTTTTAAAAGAAATAATTAAAGAGAGTGGAAATGAATATGCAGGTTTAGTCAGTGATGGAATAGATAGCGCTGACGTTACCAGTTTTATAGATACAGGCTCTTATTCTTTTAATGCTTTATTATCAGGCAGTATTCACGGTGGCTTCCCCTCAAATAAAATAAAAGCAA